GAGTCATGCCTTCTTGCTTTTCAGCGTTACTCATATCAGCCTCTTAGTCTTATTCTTTAATACCAGAATATTTATCTTGTTGAACCTGTCTTCTTGTTCGGGCAGCCTCTGCATCAGGAACAGAAATATCACCAGTCTTTGATTCCTGTAGTGCTTGTTTTAATGCCCCTTCTCTACCTAACTCTGGGTTATTTGTAAATAGTCTCTCGGCTTTAAAAAACAATTTTTTTCGTGAGTCTTTGTCTTTGAACATACCAAAAAGAAAATCAGATATTCCTGCTTTCTTTTTATCTTCTTCGCTTAAATCTTCAAAGTATAGTTCGTACTCTTCTTCCTCTGGTTTAGTAAGCTGATAAGTTTTAGAAGGTACAGTTTTATCTGCAAGAAGTTTACTACTAGCTGTTTGCAGGTCACCTCCTGCTTCTATAAACTCAACCATTTCGCTATTGCCCTGTGCGCGAGCTATACGCAACAAACCTTCTCTAAGACTTTGCTGTTGTGCCAGAGTTTGAGCAGTCTTTAAAGTACTTACAGCCGCAGGTAAGTCTCCAGAAACTTGTTGCATTTTGGCTAACTTCATAAGGTCTTCTGGATTACTAAGGTCTAAATCAGCCATAGCTTGTTGTTCTTGTCTTTGTTTCTCAACCATACGAGTAGCTATCTGCTCCTGTGCCGTAGGGCCACCACCAAGCAAACCTCGGACAGCACCGCCTAGACCTTTAGCTCTCCTTGCGCCAAACTCCATGCGCTGTTGGGCAGGAGTAAGGGTAGTCATAGGGTCAATACCTTGTTTTGATACGCCAGTCAGTAATCCCATTATATCTGTAGCCATTATCTATATTCTCCTAACTTAAAACATATCAAAGGGGTCTTCACCCGCTTTAAAGCCGTATTCATCAGTACTGCCACCGAACCCAAATAAGTCACCAATGGACTTAATCAAATCTGGAGTAGGCGCATCACCAAACCCAAGGCTACTAAACAAACCACCGGAGCTTAATCCTGCTATTTCCTCTGGGGTCATTCCTACGTACTTAGCCATTAGTTGTTCCTGTAGACTGGGCTGACTACCAAGCAAGGAGCTTACTAAGGCTTCCTGTTGTTGTAGTCCAAGTCGATTGGCTAACTCAGCCCCCTGTAGGTAGGACTCTACACCGGCTAGTCCGGTCTGTCCTAACAACTGAGTACCTGCTAGTTGCCCCGCTTGTGCCATACCCGCAACAGGAGTACCTATCCTAACGGCTTCCAGAGCTTGTTGCTGTGGTGTATAACCTGCACCAAGTAATCCTGTAGCCTGTGTTAAGGCTTGCTGTTGTTCAGCCATAGCTTGTTGTCTAGCACTTAGTCCTGCTCTAGCCATAGCTTCTTGTCGTGCAGTCTCCATAGCTAACAGTTCTGGGGAAGCACCGCCATAGGCCGCTGATTGCAGACCTAAGCGACCTTGGGACAACAGGCGTTCCTCCATAGCTAAACGCTGTCTTTCTTCTTCAGGGCGTTGTGTGGCTCTTATTTGCTCATAGACATCTGCTTGGGCTTCAGCGGGGGAGACACCTACTTGACCAAACAAACCTTGGGCTTGTCCTAAGAGTTGCTGTTGGAGGGCTTCTTGTTCAGGGGACAGTCCTACGGCTATACCGCCTGTGGGAGTCGTTGCAGTAGTCCCTAGTCCCGTAGTTACCGTAAAGGGTTTAAACTGTGCTTCTCCGGCAACTCTTTCACCCAACTGTTCCAAGGCTTGCTGTCCGGCTAAACCGGCCTCCATAGCCCCCTTTATATTTTCTTTACCAAGATAGTACTCAGCACCACCCTTGAGTATGTCCTGCATAAAACCATTAGCCATTATATTAGTCTCCCCAATAATGCGTGTATATCTATTTTTTGAATTGAAAAAGTTGCATCGTTAATCTGTGCTTCAATACCTGTAGTTACTACTTCACCACTTCCACTGGTATTTACCTTTGGTGTGTTAATCAGAATACTTGCTGAATACTCTGCGTCTGTATTGTACTCACTTATACCGTACTCTGCTATGTTACTTTCACCGAATGTAAAAGTTTGTTTTGAATAACCAGAGGAATAGTCATAGGCCCAGTTCAAAGTAGTTGCTGTGTTCTTACCACCTACAATAGTTAGGTTAAACTTCTTTAGGAATTTTAAATTAGAAGCATTACCAAAGTCCAAAGGATTACTAAAGTAACGCATCTGATACTGTGCTGTACCGTCCTTGTAACCATCGTACTTAACTATCCCAGAGTCCTTACCAATGTAGATAGTACCGTCATCCAAACGAGCAAAAGACAGGGGGTTTAAGGCTGACCAAGTAGTAGCTCTGTGTGAACCGTCCTGCAAAGGTGCTCTCATGTCAAAGCAATATACTAATCCATTGTCAGGTAGTGTCAGTAAGTAGAAGGACTCCTCTGCACTATAGACAGACTTAATTGGATTAGTTTGTTGTGTAACTAAGTTAATTAAATCATTACGGACATTACGACTAATGTCTCGCATAGGCATGGACTTTTCCTGTATAGTCCTACCAAAGCTACGCACACCGGAATCAGACAAAAACAGTATGTCAGTACCAGTGTGTTGTACGGAATCCCTAGCTATACAACCAACGCCCTCTACAGTGTCCGTAAGAGTCATTGTGGCGGGACTTTGTGCCCCAGAGTACACCAGTATAGACTTCTTACCAAAGATGATTAGAAAGCCATTGTGAGCCGCTAGAGCCGTTATCTCATCGTGACCAGTAGGCCATACTGTAGTCACATCCAAAGAACCAGAAGTACCTCCAGTCCAGTGATGTCCGTTTAACAAGTCCGACCAATAGACAGTGTGCTTGTTACCAGTCACATCAGCGGCCCATAGTCTACCGTATGCCGCTAAGACTTCATTAGCCTCTGGTGGAGTACCTGTGGCATGAGAATGGTCTGAGTGCGCTTCTACTACAAAAGAACCATCGTGGTCGCTACCTAGTAAATACTCATGGTCGCGTTGGAATAAGTACACATGGTCATTTAAATTAGCTACTTTCCAGTTATTACCTGTTGGGGTATAACCAGTAGGTGTGACATCAGTCAAAGTAGTAGTGCCTGAGAATATCTTATTATTACCCGCTGACAGTACATACTTGTCACCGCTTTTGTCTACATACTCATAGACTGTTTCTATACCTCGGCTTGTCCCCAGTACAGCAGAACCATTAGTTGACACTTCATCCCAACCTTTCCTAGCGGCAATACGACCGGACTTATCAATGACACAGTTATCGGCAATAGAAGCAAAGGAAGGGTTAAGACCTATGGGCGAGTCCTGTGTATTTAACCCGAAAAATCCAGGGGCGGCTATTGTAATATTCTGTAATTGTTGAGCCATTATACAGCATTCCAAATAGTTTCTTCTGGGTGTTGTGAAGCATCTATCGCTATAGCATCTGCTAAGGTTGAGTCAGCCAAAGCAAACAACTCAGCCGCAGATGTACCGCCAGTTTCCCCTCGCTCCCTAGCACTTAAAGCAGTAGCAAGCTGTACTACAGGGGACGAAGGTACAGCCAAGGTCTGTGCATCGGCAGTGAAGTCAGCAGTCCGTAGAACAACATTAAAGTCTATAGAGTACACACCGTCAGGCTTAGGATAGAAGTCCACCTTGTTATCGCCACTGGCATCCACACCTTTAAAGCTGTAGTACGTTGGAGAACCTGCGGGAGCAGGGACAACTAAGTAAGCATTGTCCATCCAAGTAGAACCACGGTACTCCATAAACCTTTTGGATGTTTGGTTTATAACATTTAATATTTTTAAACGGTTCTGTGAGTCAGTCAGTGTATAGTTATAAGCGGCATCTGAAGTAGTTACTGTTATAGTTGACCGAAGTGCAGTCCAATCCCAAGCATCCTCTACTGCGCGTTTAGCATCGTTAACGTACTCACCTATTAGTTTTGAATAGGCATTCTCATCTACAGTAGAGACTTCATTCTCTCTGAGCCTTCGCATTACATTATTTACAAGTTGTAAGTAAGTCATTAGAATGAATAACTCCTTGGTTTTGTTAAATCTTCTAAAATATAATTATAGTCTAAACCTGTGTCTTGATTACCCAGTATGTCCACAAATTCTTCCGGTGGCTCTATAGCTTGTACGGGTGTAAGATACTCAGGAGATATTGCTATTTCAGTTTGGAATTGGAAAAGGTCATCACCAAATAAACTGTCAGTAGTTCTTGTGTCTAAAGCAGATTGTATTCTTTGCTGTCTAGCCTGTTCTTGTTGTTGTAGAGCCAAAGAACCAAAAGCCCCTGACACCATATTTGCTAGTGATTTAAGTAAGTCCTCTAAATTAGAACCTGTAGTTCTGACAACATCTTCTAAAGCAGAGCCTATAGGACTTAAAGCATCAATAACA